GTCACCACTCATTCTCTTGCCTTTTATGGCATAGCGGATATCTCCCTTGGAATACCCAAGATTGCGAAGCTGCATTCTCAATAACCTTCTTAACTCTTTACTTTTCCGACACTGTAGGTACACCTTATGTTCCAATTTTAGAAGCTCAATATTAACATGGGCATCAAACCGACTGTGGTCAGCACAAATAAATAATGGTTTCCGATAATAACCCGCCTCAATGGCCAACCTCTCTGCTCTCTGCTGAGGAGTGGCTCCTTTCATAACTGGGTGATATCGACCATAATGTAGACCAATCAGTCTTTTCTCAAAATTGTGCAACTGCCTTGCCAACGCAACGTTATAAACAACGCTGCGGAACTGTATACCCCTATCTTCCTTAACAGGAATTTTCATTGCATCGTACATCTCCAGCTTCTGCATCTCAGTAATCCGGGATGTCTTTACACCTGGGCGTCCGCCACAAGCAACATAGTCGAGTATTCCTCGAACGAACCTTTTCTTCCTACGACCTGCTTTTCCCTCCAGGAGGCTAGCGAAAGGCGCAACGGCAACTTTACCGATGCGCCTGCCGAGGAGTCGCATTTGCCGAACCAATTCCTTCCACTCTGGGGAACTGGTCTGTGCCGTGGGTGTAGCCATTAAATGCCTATTACAAATAGTCTGCAACTCATCACGCACGGTATGTGTGTGTAACCCATAACGAACTTCACTAAACTCTGGTTGACACAACACCGACCCGACACGACTACTAACAACCCTATCAAGGTCTTTCGGCTGAAACAAAATCTTACACCCTTCAGCTAAAATTTTATTAGGCATGCGACAACCCTCGACAGGCATCGCTAGTTTGGGGCACCCGTACTCCGGACCACCATCAGCCCTTTCCTAAGCGTCCATAAATACCACACCGCCTGGGAACACGCGCCGATGACCATGTAAAGGTGGTCAAAAACCGACATCTGTTCTACCCAACCACGGTGTACCTCCCACTGCATACCCAACAATCTGAGCATTACGTTCTTGAGCCCAACAGCCTCCAATATCTGCCATACTGGCGTTGGCTCAACACGGTCGCAACTAACTAGTGTGGGCATTAACAATCCAAACCGGCTACACAACGCCGATGCCGGTTGTACACCATTTACCTGTTGAACTGCCACCCTTAACGTTGTCTGCACTGGGGAATAAAACATCCCAGACCAAACCCACCCAAACACTACCCCCACACCAGCATAATAAAGTAGTGCCACGCTATAAAAGGTGATAAACACCAAGACCAATCTCCACAACTGGGCGACAACCCCGCGCGGGATGAAATGCACATCTACCATGATCCCAAACATTCGAAACCTAAACCTACGTATTACTGCCCGGTAAAAAGCGGTGAACACACCAACCTGAAAAAACCGTGAATAAATGCGAAAAAGCCAAAGCGTGAACACACTAGCAACAACCATAATGCCAACAAATGCCCCGGCTGAGACCACAGTAATACACCAGTCAATAAAATACGCAATCATGCTAATCAACCATGATCTAGCAACCGTAGTACGGTAACCCTCCCAATGAGGGTCCCACCAATTCAGAATCTTATATTGGATGTGCAAAGATGGATACACCAACATCACAAACAAACAAACAAGCATCCA